GGTATCGCCGTCAAAAAGCGTCGGTTCCATGCTGTCGCCTTCCACCTTCATGATGCGCAGTTGGGAGGGCGAGGCTCTCAGGCTTTGTTTGATCCAGGATTTCCGGAAGTGGTAGGCGCGACCCGGCTCATCATACTCTTCGAGTGCCACGGAACCGCCACCCATGGACGGGCGCACTGGAGCCTGCGCGATCGGCACGAAGGTTTCTTCGGGGTTTTCCAAGAAAGGGGAGGGACCCTCGATGTCCCCGATGCCGTGGATCAGCCAATCCACCTCGACTTTCAGGACGCGCGCGACCTCCATCAGCCGATCCAGACCGGGCCGGGAGGAGCGGCCTCGCAGGATGTCGTAAACGAAGGAGCGATTGACCCCGGCCATCTCCGCAACATGCGCGGGGCTGAGCCCAAGCTGGTCGGCGCGCGCCTGAAGTCGGTCGGCCAAACTATGATGCGAGGTCATCTTATCCCCATCCGGTTGTGGATATAATAGGATAAGACATGATTGATATGGGATCGTCAAGGCGATAGAACAATAATGGAACATTCGGGGTGGGAGTCGGAAGTAATCATGCGGATTGAGAAGGAGTATTATTCGCTGCCAGAGATCCTTCGGCGCTGGTCCATTGATGAAGACGATCTGATCTACCTCGCAGAGAACAACCAGGTCCGTTTGTCCATTCGGGTCTTCAATCAACTCCTTGAGTTTGGTGACTATGACGCTGACGTCGACGAGGCGCGGTTTCGGGTGCCTTATGAGGAGAGGGTGTTCAGTGGCCTTCTCGATCTGCACGCTTGCGACGTCTTCCACCTGTTCCGTTGCGGGGAAGCCCATCTGAATGAGTTCCGCCATGATCGCTGCGGTTACGCGGCTTTTCCAGAAACACATGCACCGCAATATGTTGTTATTGGTGACCTTCTGATGCGCCGCCATGAGCGGGATCGCTATGAAATCAAATCAGGATTTCACACGGGCGACGGGCGGACGCCAGAGCAGGGGTTGATCTTTACTGTTGGTTATCGCGAAGTGCGAAGCCGGGGATTTTGCTTCCAGCTTGGCGCCATCCAGGCTGAAGTTGTGCGGGTGCTCCATGCCGCGGCCGAAGCGGGACAGCCTTGGCAGAACGGGAAGACCATTCTTGCGGCGGCAGGGTCTCGTAGCCTGAAGATGGTGGATGTCTTCAAGTCCAAACCACAGTGGCGCGAACTGATTCAGTCCGACGGGCGCGGGAACTACCGTTTGCGCTGCGAGTAAAAAGCGTCCTCCCGTGCATGCTGCGGGATGGGTGCGGGATCAGCTGGGGGATGGGTGCCGGATGCCCATCCCCCAGTGCGTTTCAGGGCTCTGATTTTACTAAGCGTCTTTATCCGGCACCGCATCCCGCTCCAATCCCGACGACATCCCACACCGGCGTTTTGCATTGTCTCCTGGTAACCAAGACAGGAGACCACGATGCAGTCAAAACTCTGCCTCACTCAAAAGGAGTTGGCCCGACGCTGGGCAATCTCACATCGCACGCTTGAGCGGTGGCGCTGGACCGGCGAAGGCCCCGATTATCTGAAACTCGGCGGTCGGGTGATCTACCGGATTGAAGACATCACGGCCTTTGAGGCTGCGGCTTTACGCAGGAGCAACGCCTCACAAAGCGCACAGGTGTCGTGATGGCTTCGCAGATCCGCGACGACATTGCCTTTTACGCCTGGGTCTCGCTGGCAGATCCGGGTGCGGCCGTCAGCTATCACCGGGGGTTTCTGGCGGTGGACAAGGGCTCGCTCATGTCGCGCCTCACGCCCTCCCAGCAGGCCAAGTTGAGCGGCATCGCGGATGCCGCTTGGCGCGCCTCCGAGCAAAAGCTGGTGCACCTCGTCCAGGAACGCCTCGGCCCGGATCTCTTTGAATACCGCGCCATCGCCCGGCCGAAGCCGCCCTCACAGTCCATCCCCGAACGGCTGATTGCGGCCAACTAATCCCATTTGAAAGGAGCCCCTATGGCTTTCCCCGAAAATACCCCGAGCGTGGATGACATGCTTAATATGCCGGTTATAGAACTGGCTCTCATGCCGCCAAGCCTGCTTGCGGCCGTGCAAGCAGAAATCGATGTCGCCACCGACCGCATGAAGGCGGTGACAGAGCGGTTCGCGCTCGCACTTGAGGTCCGCTATTCAACACGAGCCTCTGAGTGCCGTCATCACGAAGGCAAGGACACTGGCACCATCCGGTTCGAGGATGACGGCGTCACCGTCGTCGCGGACTTGCCCAAACGCATCGATTGGGACCAAGCCAAGCTGGCCCAAATCGCTGAGAACATCGCCTCGGCAGGCGAAGACCCGGCGGAGTTCATCGAGACCAAGTTGTCGGTGTCCGAGCGCAAATTCGGCGCTTTGCCGGAAAGCTGGCGCAAGGGCTTCGAGCCTGCGCGCACGGTCCGCACCGGCAAGCCGAAGTTCCGCCTCGTGCTGAACGGAGGTGCGTCGTGACGGCACTTCTTCCTATCCCCCAGGGCGATCCGAGCCTTCCCGGCTTGATTGATCGTGCCGCGACCATGCTTTCGAATGCGAAGACCTCGGCGGAAGTTCTTGAAGCCCGTGAGGCCGCAGGGCTTGCCTACGATGTCGCAAAGCGTGCCGCGCGCCTCAGCCGTGCCAAGTCTGCGCATGATGATCTGATTGCGGCGGCCCATCGCGCCCAGGCTGATGCGTTGGAAATCGAGGCCGCTGCCAAACGCCGCCTCGCCGATGAATACGACGCCGCGCAGGCGCGTGGCGACGTTGCGGGCCACGGCCGGAGTAAGGTTGAACCTGCCAACGTTACGACAGCCGCCGATCTCGGCCTCCGTCGCGACCAAATCCACGATGCGCGTCTGATCCGTGATGCTGAACAGGCTGATCCGGGCATCGTACGCCGCACCCTCGACGAGAAACTGGAACGTGGTGAGGAACCAACACGCTCCGCGGTTCGCCGCGCGGCAGAGGATCGCCTGCAACGCTCTCTCGATCGGCTGCAGCGCATCCAGGAAAGCGTTCGGCAACTCGAAGAGAACCGCCCGCCACCGCTGACGCCCGAGATGCGGGCCCGCCAGATCGCGGTGTTTGGAACCCCAGAGGATCGCGCCATTCACGAGCGCTTGGTCGAGATCGTCGAACGTATCGATGAACAGCCTAGCCCGGCGGAAGCGGTGCGCCGCATTCCACCAGCCTCGCGGCACGCCGTGGAGATCGCGCCCATGCGGCGTGCAGCGGCCTGGCTCACCGACTTCACCACCCTTTACGAACAGGAGGTCCAAAATGGGACATATGCGACTGAATGATGTTGTCGGCGAGATCGTCGGCGAAGTGATCGCGGGACGCGCGATCAACAAGCGGCAAGCTGCGGTAAACCGCTGGGACGATATCGATGCGGATGGCCAATATCTGGCCGGTATCGATGGCGTAGTCGCGCGGATCGACACCCGTGCCCGCCGCCTCAAACTCAAGGCCGAGCAGTCTTCGGCGCCGGACCAAGCGGCGTTACCGTTCCAACTCCCGGCTGCAGTGGCCATGGATATTGACGGAACGACGCTGGTGGCCACGCGCCAATTGTCCCGAGCCGAATTCGAACGCGCCATCGCCATCCGCCGGATGCAGATCGCGAACGACCAACATGCCCTGCGGGAATGGCGCAACGCGTTACGCCAGGCGGATCAGTTCTGGGCGGAAAACCCGGACTGGAGCTTTGGCGAATGCCTTGACGCGATCTTGGCCAAGGGCGGCACCCCGCTCGGTGGGGAGGCTGTGCAATGACCACGCGTCCTCTCAACCCCAGCAATCCGACTGACGACCCTGTTCTCCTTGATGAAATGCGGCGCGCGATGCGGCGTCAGGCCTTCGAACACCGCGCGGAAGCCGACCGGCTCGATGCGCTCTACGCGGCTATCGCCGGCGAAAAGACAACCGCCGCGGCGACGATTTCCAACGACAAACCTGACATGGGAGAGTTTTGATGGCGATTTCCCTCGCATCCCTGCGCACGACATCGGCGCTGACGCCACCGCGCATTCTGATCCACGGCGTGGCCGGGGTCGGCAAATCCACTTTCGCGGCCGCTGCGGACCGGCCGGTGTTCATTATGACCGAGGACGGGCTTGGCAAACTGCAGGTGCCGCACTTTCCGCTGGCAACAAGTTATGCGGAGGTGGCTGAAGCCCTTGATGCGCTGCTGAAGGAGGACCATGATTTTGGCTCCGTGGTGATCGACAGCATCGACTGGCTCGAGCCGCTCATTTGGGCTGAGACCTGCAAGCGCAACGGCTGGGCCTCGATTGAGGCGCCGGGGTTCGGCAAGGGCTACGCCGAAGCGCTGAATGTCTGGCGCGAATATCTCGACAAGCTCAACGCGCTGCGCGACCGCAAGGGCATGGTGGTCATCCAGATCGCCCATACTGACATCAAGCGTTTCGACAGCCCCGAGCACGAGCCCTACGACCGCTATGTGATCAAGCTGCAGACCCGCGCCTCGGCGCTGCTGCAGGAGCATTCAGACGTCGTGCTCTTCGCCAACTACCAGATCTCGGTCGCCAAATCCGATGTCGGATTCAACAAGAAGGTGACCCGGGCGCTCGGGTCCGGTGCGCGCGTCATGCACACCGAAGAGCGCCCCGCCTTCCTCGCCAAGAACCGTTACGGCCTGCCGGACACCCTGCCGCTTGAGTGGTCAGAGTTCCTCGCGGCCATGCCCCAACCTGAATGATTGCCTTGAAAGGATAAGACCATGGCACGTTTTGACACCTCCTTTGACGCCACTAGCGTCGAACCCACCACCGCCTATGAGCTGCTGCCCGCCGGCAAATACCGCGCCCAGATCGTCGAGAGCGAGATGCGCGTCACCAAGAACGGCATGGGGCAGTTTCTCTGGCTGATGCTCGACATCCTCGAGGGCGAGCACAAGGGTCGGAAGATCTTCGACCAGCTGAACCTCGTGAACCCGAACCCGACCACGGTCGAAATCGCACAGCGCACGCTTTCGGCGATCTGCCACGCCACGGGCCGGATGCATGTCAGCGACAGCGAGGAGTTGCACCTGATCCCGATGACGATCCAAGTGAAGATCCGCCCGCCGAAGAACGGCTACGGCGAGAGCAACGCGATTGCCTATCTGCTGCCTGAAAAGGGCGCAGCCTCGGCTACCCGCCCGGCGAAGCCTGCCTCTGACCCGGCTGGATCTGCGGTGCCGCCCAAAATGGCCTCCGCACCCTGGAACAAGAAAGGCTGAGCCTTCGCGCCGCCCTGACCTGTTGACGACCGGGGCGGCGCCCAACCCCACCTGAGGACACCCCCATGACTGACATGACCAACGCAGCCCTTGCGGCTGCGAACAGCCCCGGCTTGCCTGATGACAAGCGCCGGTTGATCGAACTCGACGATGCCATTGCCAAGATCCGCACTCAGATCGCGACGGCCGATCTTGCCCGGCAGCGCGGCCAGAAGCCCATCGACCCGGACTGGTTCCACCGGGCCCGCACGGCACTCCGGCACCTCAGCCGCGAACGCGCGGAACTCTTGGCCCAAGGTACGGGCCGCCGCCGCCGCGAGAAGCTCAAGGACGCGCTGATCGGTGTGCTGCGCGAACGCCATGACCCCGAAACCTGGAGCGGCATTCTGGCCGAGGCACAGGCCCGCAGTGAACGGGAGGGTTTGTGATGGCCGAGTTGCCCTGCGCCCCCACACCGACGTTGACAGCGATTTATGCCGATTATGAGGCTCGCCAGGGCGATGGGTTCCGCGACCACCTCGGCGCCTCGATCATCGGCAAATCCTGCGCACGCGCACTCTGGTATGATTTCCGCTGGGTCACACCTGCGCGCCACTCCGGTCGCCTGTTGCGCCTCTTCGAGACAGGCCAGCTGGAAGAGGACCGTCTCGTACGCAATTTGCGCGCCACCGGGGCGACCGTGCTCGAGGTAGATCCCGAGACCGGTCGCCAGTTCCGGGTCGAGGCCCATGGCGGCCATTTCGGCGGCTCGCTTGATGGCGTGGCTATCGGCATCCTCGAGGCCCCGAAGACCTGGCATGTGCTCGAGTTCAAGACCCATGGGGTCAAGAGCTTCTCTGAGCTGACTGCCAAGGGTGTTGTTTTGGCCAAGCCCCAGCACGCTGCGCAGATGCAGATCTACATGCATCTGACGGGGATCACCCGCGCGCTGTATGTGGCAGTCTGCAAGGACACCGACGCGCTGCATATCGAGCGCACCGAGGCCGACAGCGCCATGGCCGAGCGCCTGCTGGAAAAAGCCGGGCGCATCATCTTCGCCCAGCATCCGCCCACGCGGATCAGCGAGGACCCGGCCTGGTTCGAATGCCGGTTCTGCGATCACCATGCCGCCTGCCACGAGGGCGGTGGGGCGGCCGTAACATGCCGGTCCTGTTTGCATTCCACCCCAATTGAGGGCGGCTGGCACTGCGCTCGGCACGACCGAATGCTGGCACCCGCCGAACAGCGCGCCGCCTGCAACCGCCACCTTTTCATCCCCGATCTCGTTCCGGGCGAGGTCATCGATGCGGGCGACGATATCGTCACCTACCGCATGGCCGATGGCTCGACCTGGATCAATGACGCCCGTTCCCTGGAGGCCGCGCCATGCTGACCCTGCGCCCCTATCAACAGGCCGCGATCACCTCGATCTACGGCTATTTCCAGAACCATAAAGGCAACCCGCTGGTGGTCATCCCGACCGCTGGGGGCAAGAGCTTGGTGATGGCCGCCTTCATCGAGGGCGTGCTGAAGGCATGGCCCGACCAGCGCATCCTGATCGTGACCCATGTCCGCGAGCTGATCGCCCAGAACCATGCCGAGATGATCGGGCTCTGGCCCGAGGCGCCTGCCGGGATCTACTCGGCGGGCCTCGGCAAGCGCGAGGCACAGGCCCGCATTCTCTTCGCAGGCATCCAGTCGATCCACCGCCGCGCGGCTGAAATCGGCCACACGGATCTCGTGCTGATCGATGAGGCCCATCTCATCCCTGGCAATTCCAGCACCATGTACCGCCGGTTTCTGGATGGTCTGACCCGCATCAATCCGGCACTCAAGGTGATCGGGCTCACCGCCACGCCATTCCGGGTCGATAGTGGCATGTTGCACGAGGGCAAGAACGCGCTCTTCACCGACATCGCCTATGAGGCCCCGGTCCGCGCGCTGATCGATGCGGGTTATCTGAGCCCGCTTGTGTCGAAACAGCCCGCCACGCGGCTGGATGTCTCGAAGGTCGGCACCCGTGCGGGCGATTACATCCAGCGCGATCTGGCTGCCGCTGTCGATCAGGAGGCCATCACGCGGGCCGCCGTGACCGAGATCATCGCGCACGGTCGTGACCGGAAATCCTGGCTGGCCTTCTGCTCGGGCGTCGAGCATGCGCGTCATGTCGCCGAAGAGTTTGCCCGCCAAGGCATCAGCTGCCGCACGATCTTCGGCGACACGCCAAAGGACGAGCGGGATGCCATCATCGCCGCCTTCAGGCGCGGAGAAATCCGCGCGCTGGCTTCGATGGGCGTGCTGACCACCGGCTTCAACGCGCCTGGGGTCGATCTCATTGCGCTCCTGCGCCCCACGAAGTCCGCGGGGCTCTATGTGCAGATGGTGGGCCGCGGCACGCGCCTCGCGCCGGGCAAGGAAAACTGCCTGGTCCTCGATTTTGCCGGCAATGTCCGCCGCCATGGGCCGATCGATCTGGTGCGGCCCCGGCGGCCTGGCGAGGCCGGTGGCGGTGAGGCCCCGACCAAGCTCTGCCCCGAATGCGACAGCATCATCGCGCTATCGGCGGCGGAATGCCCGGACTGCGGCTACGTCTTCCCGGCCCGTGAGGTCAAAATCGCGCCGACGGCGGCAACACTTCCGGTCCTATCGCCGAAATTGCAATGGTTGCCCGTCCACGGCGTCTCCTACAGCCGCCACGACAAGCTGGGTGGGCAGCCCTCGCTGAAAGTCACCTATAGCTGCGGGATCAAATCCTACAGTGAGTGGGTCTGCATCGAGCATCAGGGCTATGCGCGCCAGAAGGCGGCTGAGTGGTGGCGCAAGCGCGCCCCCGGCTGTCCGGTGCCGCTCAGCGTGGATGAGGCCATTTTGCAGGCCCAAGAGCTGATGCGCCCCAGCGCAATCTCGGTACGCCCCGCGGGCCGCTATGTCGAAGTCTCCGGCTACAGGTTTGATCCATGCGCCAAAGTTCCCCCGGCCTTTGCGCCGTCTGCCACCGGCAACCTCGCGGGTTTGGCTGGTTCGACCGGAATTTCCGGGTCTCGGACCCGCGCCGCGATGCCAGCCGCAAGTACCTCTGCAGCCGGACCTGCCAAGACATCTGCCACGGGAGGAAGGGCATGATCGATCCCACCCCAAATGAGATGCAGGCGATGACTGTCGGCGGCCAGATGGGCGGCGAGTATCTCGAAAGCATCGGCAAGTCCGATCTCGCCACCCTTACTGAGACCGAGTGGGACCGCTTCATCGATGCGGTTGTCACTGGATATTGCGACCACTTGCGCGAGCTGGCGGGCCACGACCGCACACGCCTCGACGCCATGACCCCCGAGGTGCCCTTCTGATGACCGATACATCCTTCATGGCGCGCTTCGGCGCGCGGCTTGTGACCAATGGCTATGCCATCCTGCCGATCGGCCCGGGCACGAAGAAGCCTGGCCGTTTCCAGCGTGGGGCATGGGCGGATTATCCCGAATGGAACCGCCATGCGGAACGCGGCACCACCGAGGTCGAGGTGGCCACTTGGTCGTCTTGGCCAGATTGCGGCGTCGGGATAGTCGGCGGCGCTGTCGCGGCAGTTGATATCGACATCAAAGATGACGCTGCCCTTGCCTTGCGGATTGAACAGCTGGCCCGCAAACGCCTCGGTGACACACCCGCCCTGCGCATTGGCCGGGCGCCTAAGCGCATGCTGGTCTATCGCACGGCCGCGCCGTTTCGAGGTATCAAGCGCCACCCGCTGGAGGTGCTCTGCCTCGGTCAGCAGTTCGTGGCCTATGCCAATCATCCGGACACGGGCGCACCCTATGCTTGGCCCGAGGAGGGGCTGGCGGACATCGACATCGCCGATTTGCCGGAAATCACGACTGAGGCTGCCACCGCTTTCCTCGACGAGGCCTATGCACTGTTGCCAGAGGCCCTGCGGCAGCGCGGGCTGGCTTTTAATGCACCAGCCGGTGACATCGCGCGTAGCCACAGCCAGATCGGAACCTTGCCCGCCATCGAAGCGGCGCTCGCCTGGCTGCCCAATGCCGAGTTGGACTACGACAGCTGGATGCGGGTCGGCATGGCCCTGAAAGGGGCGCTCGGCGAGGCCGGGGCCGATCTCTTTGCGGATTGGTCAGCGCAGGCGGCCAAGGATGTGCCCGCGACCACGATGAAGGCCTGGGCCAGCTTCAAGCCCGACCGGATCGGGGCGGGCACGATCTACCATCTCGCTATGGAACGTGGATGGCAGCCTGAACCCGACCTTCGGCTGGATGGCAGCCTGCCGGAGCACGGGGATCATCCTGCGGCGGGGATGCTGGCGAGGCTGGATGTGGCTGCAACCGTGTCATCCGCAATTCCAGCCGCACCGTCGTTCTCGCTGGCCATCCCTGACGGATTGGTGGGAGATCTCACGGATTACATGCTGACCACGGCCCGGCGCCCGCAGCCACTCCTGGCATTGGGGGCCAGCCTTTGCGCTATCGGTGCGCTGATGGGTCGGAACTACCGCACCGAAAGCAACCTGCGCTCGAACCTCTATGTCGTTGGCATCGCCGACAGCGGATCGGGCAAGAACCACGCCCGAGAAATCATCAACGAGACCTTCTTCGAGGCGGGGCTCGCGCACCATCTTGGCGGCAACAAGATCGCGTCCGGCGCGGGGCTTCTGACCGCGCTGCATCGTCAACCAGCCATCCTATTCCAGATCGACGAGTTCGGCATGTTCCTGTCGGCGGCGGCCGACCGCAAGCGCAGCCCGCGCCACATTACCGAAATCCTCGACAACATGACCGAGCTTTACACCTCGGCCGGCGGAATTTTCCTCGGGGCGGAATATGCCAACCGCGATGGCACCAACGAGCGGCGCGACATCAACCAGCCCTGCCTCTGCGTCTATGGCACGACGACGCCATTGCACTTCTGGGGCGCGCTGCAGGGAGCGAATGTGGTCGATGGCTCACTGGCGCGCTTCCTGATCTTGCCCAGCGATGAGGACTACCCCGATGAAAACATCGCGGTGGGCATCCGGCAGGCCCCGCCGGCGCTGATCCAAGGGCTGCAGTTGATCGCGGCCGGTGGAGGCGTCCCAATGGGCAATCTTGCTGGCAAGACCGCCGATCAGAACACTGCCGTGAACCCGATGATCGTGCCGATGACCGAGGAGGCTCGCGCCCGGTTCCGCCAGCTCAGCATCGAGCTGACTGAGGAATTGCGCGCCGCCGCTGGCACGGCCTTCACGGCCATCCTCGCCCGCATCGGGGAAAACGCCCTGAAGCTTGCGCTCATCGTGGCGGTTGGGCGTGATCCAGCACGGCCCGAGATCGAGATCACGGCGGCGGAGTGGGCCATCGCCTTTGTGCGGCATTATGCAAAGCGCACCATGGAAGCGGTCGAGCGGCACGTCGCGGACACCGAGACCGAGGCCCACCTGAAGCGGCTGAAGGAGATCATCCGCGCGTCAGGGGCCAAGGGCATCACCAAGTCCGAGATCACCCGGGCCTCGCAGTGGCTGAAATCCCGTGACCGCGATGAGATCCTGCTCACCCTGATCGAGAGCGGGGACATCACCACCGGTATGCGTGGGTCGTCGACGAGACAGGCCATGGTCTATCGCATGGCCCATTGGGGTGGCCCCTGGCGGGATGCTTCAGGGCGTAAAATCATGCAGAAGGAAGTTTGATCATGCTCAAGCACATGAGAATAATGGAGAAAGGAGGAACCCTCACGTCCTTCAATCTTTCAAGAGGACACCTTATCCTCTACGCGTGTACGCGCGCGCGGTTTAATAAAAGAATGACTAACCCCTATAACTATATAATAATATGAATTATATATATTATATATGTGTGCCAATGGGTTAGCATGGGGAAAGCTTCAGGCTGCCTATTTGAAACACCAGAAAGATCTGCCGGGCGGCCCGCTCGCCCTGCGCCTGACATGACCAGACCACCCTTCGGGGCCTGGCGAGACCGCAGCCTTCACCGGCCAGCCCTCTCGCCACGCTCGCCCAAGCGAAGAGGAGGTCTTGATGACCCAATCCGAAAACACCCCGCGCTGCATTCTGGCGCTCGATCTCGGCACCACCACCGGCTGGGCCATCCGTGGCTATGACGGTTTGATCACGACCGGCACAGCCAGTTTCCGTCCCGGACGTTATGACGGCGGCGGTATGCGCTATCTGCGTTTCACCAACTGGCTGACGGAACTCGACCGGTTGTCCGGGCCCATTGCGGCCATCTGGTTCGAAGAGGTCCGCCGCCATGCCGGAACCGACGCAGCCCATGTTTATGGCGGGCTGATAGCCTCGCTGACGGCCTGGGCTGAACTACGGGGAATCCCGTATCAGGGTGTGCCGGTCGGCACCATTAAACGTCACGCGACTGGACACGGAAACGCGCCCAAGCAAGCCATGATCGCGGCCGCCCGTGCGCGGGGTTACAGCCCGGCTGATGACAACGAGGCCGATGCCATCGCCATCTTGCATTGGGCCCTTGAGACCTGGGGAGGTGTGGCATGAGGTTCACTCCCAAGGGCTATGGCGGCCAGCGCCGCGATCCCGAGCAGGTCAAGCGGGAGGGTTGGCATGAACAGCATGTACTGGCCGTGTCTCTGGACGACCCGCGCCTGACCTGGCCCGAGCGCGAACTCGTCCGTCAGCTTGGCGAAAAGCTCTATGGCAGACTTCCTGCCGCGAGGGAGGTGCGCCATGGCTGATCACATCTGGACCGCTGAGGACGTCGCCGATCATTTTGAGGAAGCGTTCCGCACCCTGCGGAAGCTCCCGCCGGTAAAGGTGCAAGGATACTTCAGCGCATGGCCGCAGATCGTGCGGACCGATCGTGAAATCCTCGCGATGGAGCCTGAGCCCATGCGGGTCTGGCCATCGGCCAGCGCCATCACCCGGTTGGAGCAAACCTTCGATTGGGTGCTGTGGATCGGCGAGGACGAGCGTCGTCTGATCTGGTGGCGCGCTGCCCGGCGTCCATGGAAGGAGATCACCTATGAATTGGGTGTCAATCGCAGTACGGCTTGGCGGCAGCACAAGCTCGCGCTGACCAAGATCGCGACCCGGCTCAATGCTGCAGCTGCATAAAGTGTTGCAACACTTTTGTTTTCGACAGCTGCAACAACTCCATGCTATGTGAAGCATATGATGGGGAGAGTACGTCGCGGAGACGTCTCTCCCCGTTTTCCTAATGGATTTAGGTGGTTCGAAGTGGTGCAAATGGTGACCGGATTACCGAAAAACTATCACCGCTCAAAATTTTTTACATCGTAACCCATTGAAATTGAACGGGTCCCTCCTGTTTGCAACCGTATTCGGGGGGGCGAGGCGCGGCGCTTTCCCAGTCACACCCTAAAAAATACCCGTTTCGTTTCGCTTTGAGTTCAGACGTAACAAAACAAGGGCCTGACGGTCCCTAAAACCCTTTTGAAACGAAATGGCCCCTTTGACCCATTTCGTTTCGCGCGCTGACCCCGTTTCGTTTCGGGCCAAATTCGAGGACATTGTGATGGACGTTGTCGACCTGCCGCTCGAGCAGATCATTCCCTATGCGCGCAACCCGCGGAACAACGCAGAGGCTGTGGCGACGGTCGCAGCGTCAATCCAGGAATTCGGGTGGCGTCAGCCCATCGTGGTGGATGAGGCGATGGTCGTGCTGGCCGGGCACACGCGGCTGGAAGCAGCTCGCAAGCTCGGTTTCAAAACCGCGCCGGTGCATGTCGCCAAAGGGCTGACCGCCAATCAGGCGCGGGCGTTCCGGATCATGGACAATCGATCCAGCGAGAATGCCGAATGGGACACGGACTTGCTGAACCTCGAACTGGCGGACCTGCTGGAGGCGGATTTTGACCTTGGGCTGACCGGCTTCACCGAGGACGAACTGAACGCGCTGATGTCGAGCCTTGATGCGGGCACCGGTCCGCAGGAGGGCGAAGACGAGATCCCGGAAACCCCGGAGGAGCCCATCAGCCGTCCCGGCGATCTCTGGATCTTGGGCAACCATCGGCTGCTCTGTGGCGACAGCACCGTTGCTACGGATGTCGAGCGCTTGCTCGGCACAGTGAAGCCGTTGCTGATGGTCACAGATCCTCCATACGGTGTGGAATATGATCCCAGCTGGCGAAACCAGGCAGGTGCGGCCAAGACCAAGCGCACCGGCAAGGTGCTGAACGATGACCGAGCTGACTGGCGCGAAGCCTGGGCGCTGTTTCCCGGGGATGTCGCATATGTCTGGCACGGTGCGTTGCACGCGGCGACGGTCGCCGAAAGTCTCGAGGTCGCGGGCTTCACCATCCGGTCGCAGATCATCTGGGCCAAGGAGCGGCTCGTTCTGAGCCGGGGCGATTATCACTGGCAGCATGAACCGGCCTGGTACGCCGTGCGCAAATCCGGCAAGGGTCATTGGGCCGGGGATCGCAAGCAGACGACATTGTGGCATATCCCGAACAAGGACCAGGACGCAAAGACGGTGCATGGCACCCAAAAGCCGGTCGAATGTATGCGCCGTCCTATCCTGAATAATTCGAGCCCGGGTCAGGCTGTCTATGAGCCTTTCATGGGATCTGGCACGACATTGATCGCGGCCGAGACCACTGGCCGCGTTTGCTATGGCATCGAACTGAACCCCGCCTACGTTGATGTCGCCGTCCAGCGCTGGCAGAAATTCACCGGGCAACAGGCTGTCCTTAAGAGCAGCGGACAGAGTTTCGATGATCTGAATGACAGGGCGGGTACAAAGCCTGACGCGGGCTAACTAAAAAAGGGCCAGCACGTGGCTGGCCCAGTTCAAGGCAGGTGACGCAGGCGAGCAGGCACTGCGTCAGCAGTTGAGGGCCATACAGGCGAATCCTCGGGATCAACTTTCCGCAAAGCAGTGGGGCGGGCAAGCGAGCGGGACCTGTTGGTGTCCGTGAGTCACCTCAAGGACACAGTGAGGTTCTGACGCCCGACCAGCCCAAGGTGCTGATCAGTTGACGTGTTCGCCTTCCTTGAAGGCGCTGTCGGTGATCTGGCGTAGAAGGCCCGCGTAGTGGTCAAGCGTGCCAACCGTCGCCCAGCCCACCTCTTCGGGGTGGCAGTCGAAATGTTCGTCGCTGAGTGCCTGAAGGCGCGCCAGCATCGCATCGATCTCGGCTTTCTTTGCAATGAAGGCGGCGAGGGCTGCCTCCCGGTTCCGCCGGGCGGTCTCGCTGCGGAGCTGGCTGCGGGCGGACTGTGTCAGGCGGTGGGTGGTCATGGCGGCGGTTCCTTCGGGTGCGTCGTTTTGGTAGGGCCAGCTTCGCTCTGATGTCCCCGCATATCCAGTATAATCGCAGCAATAACATAGCTTTAATCGGAGCATCCGGATCATCTCATGTCATCAGCGAGCCAGCCCATCGGGGTGATTGCAAAGCTCCTGGATCTCTCGGAGCGGCGGGTGCAGCAGCTGAGCCGCGAGGGCGTGATCCCGAAGGCCGAGCGCGGACAATACGACTTGATCGGCTCGGTACGCGGCTATGTTCGCTACCTCCGTGATCAGGCACAGAAAGCACAGGCGGGCGCACCGGATTATGCGGCCGAGCGGGCGCGGTTTATTCGGGCGCGCGCCGACCTTGCCGAGATGGAGGCCGAGGAAAAACGCCGATCGCTGATTGCGGCTGACCAGATCGAGGCCGCGTGGATTGCGGTGCTGGCGCTTCTGAGAACCCGCCTCTTGGCACTGCCTGACCGGCTGGCACCACAAGCCTTTGAACAATCAACCGTCGGAGACACCCGGAACCTGATCCGCGCCGCCATCCGCGAGGTGCTCGATGATCTCGCGCAGCCAGACATTGAATTCGAAACCGATCCTGAGATTGACGGGCTCGCCGATCCTGAAGCGGACGGTGGCAAAAGCGCTGGCCGTGCTGAAACCGCCGCCGGACCTGACGATCAGCGATTGGGCCGATCAGAACCGGCGACTGAGTTCTGAAGCCAGCGCCGAGCCTGGTCAGTGGCGCACGAGCCGCGCCGAATACCAACGTGGGATCATGGAGGCGGTCTCGGATGCCGCCACCGAAACTGTCGTGATCATGTCCAGTTCACAGGTGGGCAAAGCCCTGGCGCTGGATACGCCGCTGGTTACGCCGACCGGCTGGACCACGATGGGCGATGTGCAGGTCGGCGACATTCTTTTTGATGAAACCGGCGCGCCTTGCCGGGTCACTGGCGCCACGGATGTGATGCGCAACCGGCGCTGCTACCGTGTGCGGTTTTCGGACGGAAGCTCGATCATCGCCGATGCCGAACACCTGTGGGCGGTGGACAGCGATACGCCAGTGCGCGCGCAGGACGCGATGAGGGACCTGTTCCATGACGATCCACCGGGCGGTCCTGACGACGAAGGAGATTGCTGAGACAGCCCATTACTTTGGTGCGAAGAAAAGGAACAGATACGCCATCCCGGTAGCTGGGCCGCTTCAACTGCCCGAACAGGCATTGCCAATCCCGCCTTACGCCCTTGGCGTCTGGCTGGGGGACGGCCACAGCTACGGCTCGCAGATCACCTGCCATCAGGATGATCTGGAAATCGCCGATCATCTCCGGGCCTGCGGCATGGAGGTTGAGGTCAAGTCGAAGGACAAACGGGTTCCGCATATCCTGACGCTGAAGCCCACGCTGCCTTGGCCCGACAATATGTGTCGCCGTGGCCACGACATGGATGTGCTGGGCCGCCATGGGAATGGGCAATGCGCGGAATGTGGCCGGCAGTTCGCTATGCAGTGGAAGCACGGCCTTCCCGTTGATCCTATATTGGAAGAAGGAAAGCCGTTTAGCCTGCGCTTGCGGGAGATGGGGCTGGCCAAAGATCGGAAGACGCCAGAAACCGGCAAACACATTCCGCCCGCCTACCTGCGCGCCTCGATTGATCAGCGTCTGGCTCTCCTGCAGGGTCTGATGGACACGGACGGCTATATCGCTGAATGCGGCCGCTGCGAGTTCATCACGGTTCATCCGCGTCTGGCCGAGGGCTTCGGCGAGCTTCTTGCCTCTTTGGGCATCAAGTTCACCGCCGTGGACAAGCAGCCGACGGTTGTAATCGATGGCGAACGGCGTCTTGGTAATCCCGCGACGCGGTTCTCCTTCATGATCTATGACGACACGCCAGTGTTCCGACTGGCAAGGAAGAGCGCGCGTCAGGTCTCGCGCGCGGGGCGGCGGACGACGGAAACCGAGCGGCGCCGCATTGTGGCCGTCGAGCCGGTCGAAAGTGTTCCTGTGCGCTGCATTCAGGTGGACAGCCCGAACCGTTTGTATCTGGCCGGGCGTACCATGATCCCGACGCACAATACGGAAATGCTCAACAACGCTGTTGGCTACCATATCGACCAGGATCCGGCACCGATCATGGTGGTTATGCCGACCGAGCGGGATGCGGAAACCTGGTCGAAGGACCGCTTCTCGCCGATGGCGCGGGACACGCCCTGTTTGCAGGACAAGATCGCCAATCCGAAATCTCGGGATGGCAACAACAAGATCCTGCACAAACGGTTCCCGGGCGGGCATCTGACCATTGTGGGCGCCAATGCGCCCTCGGGGTTGGCGAGCCGCCCGATCCGGTTGCTCTTGTGTGATGAGGTGGACCGCTATCCGTTCAGCGCAGGCGCTGAAGGCGATCCGGTCAACCTCGCCAAAAAGCGCACGGTGACCTTCTGGAACCGCAAGATCGTGCTGGTCTCGACGCCGACGAACAAGGGGGCGAGCCGGATTGAGGCGGCATTCGAGGAAAGTGACCAGCGCCGGTTTTGGGTGCCGTGCCCCGCGTGTGCTCACGAACAAATCCTGACCTGGGGGCAGGTGAAATGGGACAAGGACGAGAACGGCGGCCATCGCCCGGAAACCGCGCGCTACCACTGCGCAGATTGCGACGCCTCCTGGAAGGATGAGACCCGCTGGGCTGCCATCTCCAAGGGTCGCTGGATCGCGGAGGCACCGTTCAACGGGACGGCCGGGTTCCATCTGAACGAGATCTATTCGCCCTGGGTGCGGCTCGAGGCCATGGCCAAGGGGTTCCTGTCCGCGCGCGCCGGTGGGGACGAAACGATGAAAACCTTCGTCAATACCTCGCTTGGCGAGACCTGGATGGAAAGCGGCGAGGCGCCGGACTGGCAGCGGCTGCAGGGGCTGAAGGAGAACTGGCCGGCAGGCACGGTGCCCGAGGCTGGCCTCATCCTGACGGCCGGGGCGGATGTGCAGAAGGACCGGATCGAAGTTGATGTCTGGGCCTGGGGGCGGGGGCTCGAAAGCTGGCTCGTGGATCATGTCGTCATCGGGGGCGGTCCGGGGGAGCCGGCCTGTTGGAGAAAGCTCTCTGACCTGCTTGGTCGCACCTGGCAACATGCCAGCGGCACGCCGATGACCATCGCGCGGCTTGCGATCGATACGGGCTACGAGACAGCCGCGGTCTATGCCTGGGCGCGGCAGGTGGGCTTTGGACAGGTGGCACCCGTCAAAGGCCTTGAAGGCTTTAATCGGGCAAGCCCGGTGACCGGGCCGACGTTTGTCGATGCGACGATCGCGGGCAAGCGTCTTCGCCGCGGGGCGCGGCTTTGGACCATCGCCACCTCCACCTTCAAGGCTGAGACCTATCGTTTCCTGCGGCTCGATCCGCCGGAAACCAGCCCGGTGGATCAGGAGAAGTTCCCTCCCGGCTTTCTCCATCTGCCGGGCTGGGTCGATGCCGAATGGCTGAAGCAGTTGACGGCCGAGCAGCTGGTTACGGTCAAGAACAAGCGCGGCTTCGCCAAACTCGAATGGCAGAAGCTGCGGGAACGGAATGAAGCGCTCGACTGCCGGGTCTATGCCCGTGCGGCCGCTTGGATCCTCGGGGCCGACCGCTGGTCGGATGCGCGGTGGGAGGAATTGGCGGCACAGTTCGCGGTCTCTGATGCCAAGGGCACCGCCTCTGCCGGGGGCCCGCAATCCGCGCGCAAAGCACAGGTGCGCCGCGTTGCGCGGTCAACATATATGGGATGACAGACAATATGGTGGATTTGGCGACACTGAAACTCCGCCGGGAAAGTCTGACAGCACAACGGGCATCCGGCGTGGCCCGCGTCAGCTATGACGGCAAGATGGTGGACTATCGCTCCATCGCGGAGATCGACCGGGCAATCGAGGCGCTCGACCGTGAGATCGCTGCGGCTGAAGGCCGACGAATGGTGCGCCAAGTTCGCATAACAGCGACCAAGGGTCTCTAACCGACATGGCATTGTTCGACATGTTCCGCCGCCCCAAGCCGGGCGGCCCTGAAGCCATGCGCGCGCGCCTCGAGGGGGCGATGGCCAAGCGCCGCTTGCGCGGCTGGAACCCTCCGCTTGAGAATATCAACGCGCTGGTCGCCTCGGGTGGCCCGCGGCTCTTGGCGCGCTCGCGCGAGTTGGTAGTGACCAACGGCTATGCCGCCAATGCCTGCGAGGCTTTCGCGGCCAACCTCGTCGGCGACGGCATCAAACCCTCGTCGCTCATTCGCGATGCCGACTTGCGCGACCAGGTCCAAAAGCTCTGGCTCGCCTGGACGGATGAGGCAGACGCGGATGGCCTGACGGATTTCTACGGCCTGCAGGCCATGGTCGCACGCGAGATGTTTGTCGCGGGCGAATGCTTTGTGCGCCTGCGCCCGCGCCGTGCGGAGGACGGGCTTCTGGTGCCTTTGCAGATGCAGCTTCTCCAGTCGGAGATGCTGCCGTTTGAGAAAACCGAAACGGACCCGAACGGGAACCGCATCCGCTGCGGGATTGAGTTCGACCTGATTGGACGGCGGGTGGCCTATCATTTCCGCCGCCGCCATCCGGGCGACAGCACGGATCAGCGGGTTGCGCTGCCGGACACGGTGCGGGTGCCTGCCGAGGAGGTATTGCACATCTACCGGCCGATCGATGCGGGCCAGATCCGAGGCTTGCCGCATATCGCCCCGGCTATGGTGCGGCTCTTCCTGCTCGATCAATATGACGACGCTGAACTCGACCGCAAAAAGACCGCGGCGATGTTCGCGGGCTTTATTACCAAGACGGCGCCAGAGGACCCGATGATGGGCGAAGGCGAAGCCGATCTCGACGGAGCCGCGATTGCGAGCCTTGAGCCCGGAACGATGCAGGTGCTCCTGCCGGGTGAGGATGTGAAGTTCTCAAGCCCCGCCGATGTCGGCGGCGGATACGAGGCCTTCCAATACCGCACGCTGCTCGCGGTCTCGGCCTCCCTGGGGCTGCCCTATCATCTGGTCACCGGCGATGTCCGGCAGGCGAACTATTCCAGCCTGCGGGCCGAGCTTGTCGAGTTCCGCCGCCGCATCGGGCAGTTGCAGCACGGGGTCATGGCACACCAGCTTTGCCGCTCAATCTGGCGGCGATGGCTTGAAACGGCTGTGCTCTCGGGTGCGCTCAATGCTGATCCTGTCATCGCGCGGCCCGTACAATGGATCCCGCCGCGATGGGACTGGGTCGATCCGTTGAAAGACATCCAAGCCCAAGTGCTCGCGATGGAAGCGGGTCTGACGTCCCGGCGCAAAGTGGTCGAGGCCACGGGTTATGACATCGAAGAGGTCGACCGTGAAAATGCCTCTGATGCCAAACGCGCAGCAGACTTGGGCCTGACCTATCGCGCCAGCCCCGGCGAAACACAGGGGGCAAGGGCCACGCCAACGCGCATTCCAGACCAAAATACCCCCAACGAGGACGGCAGCGGGTCGTCCACGACACCGCAGCAGGAGTAACATCATGAAATCCTGGTACACGATCCGTGCCCGAGCGTCGGGAACGGAAGTCCTGATCTATGACGAAATCGGCGCCTATGGTGTCAGCGCCAAGGGGTTCCTCGCGGAACTGGGCGCGCTGCCCGACGATGCCGCCATTGATCTGCGCCTCAACAGCCCCGGCGGCTCGGTCTTTGACGCGGTGGCGATCTACAATGCGCTGAAACGGCACACGGGCGACATTACCGTCTGGATCGATGGCATCGCGGCTTCGGCGGCCAGCTACATCGCGATGGCAGGTGATACGATCATTATGCCGGAAAACGCTTTCCTGATGATCCACGACCCCTCGGGGTTGGTCATGGGCACGGCCGAGGACATGCGCTCCACCGCCGAGGCGCTCGACAAGGTGAAGGGCAGCCTGATCCAGGGCTATGCCACGAAATCGGGCACGCCGGATGAGGAAATCGCCGCCCTGATGGCGGCAGAGACCTGGCTGGACGCAAAGGACGCGCTGGATCTCGGCTTCATCGACCGCATCGCCGAGCCTGTGAAACTCGCCGCCTCCTTCGATGTGGCACGGTTCCGCAACGCGCCGCCGGAAGTGGTGGAAGCGGCAAGTGAACCCTATGAACCCGCAGCCTCGGAGCCTGAACCCGAGGGTGTTACAGACGCCAACACCCTGCCTGACCCCGAACACCCGGCTGCAGACGCGCCAAGCCATGACGCAAGCGAGCTCACAATGGTCGACACCGCGACCGTCCGCGCCGAAGCCATCGCCCATGCGCGCGCTGTAATCGATCTTTGCCGCCTTGCAGGTCAGCCGCAGATGGCAGGTCGCTTCCTCGAAGAAGACGTGGGTCTCGATGAGGTCCGCAACCGGCTTCTCGCAGCCAAGGCCGAAGCCACCCCCGACATCACCGCTGCCCATGCCCAGCCCGGACGGGCGGTGCCCACCCAATCCTGGGGCGATGTGATCGCCCGAACCTTCAAGACGAAAGGATAAGGCATCATGACGACGCTCACTGAAGGCAAACACGCGGGCGACTTCCTCGTCTGGGAGGTGCTGCGCGATTACACCCGAGAAACCGTCACCATCGCCTCGGGGGCCGGAAAGCTCGAGCCCGGCACGGTGCTGGGCAAGATCACCACCGGCGGAAAATACACAGGGCTCGCACCGGCGGCCACGAACGGCAGCCAGAACGTCGCCGGCATTCTCTGGGCCGGCGTTGACGCATTGTCAGCTGATGCACCGGGCGTCGTCGTGCTGCGCGGCCCCGCCATCGTCAACAGCCACCAGATCGTCTGGCCCGAGGGTGCGACCGAGGCCCAGATCACCGCCGCCACCACGGCTTTGGCCGCGCTTGGCATCATTCTGCGTTAAGCCTGAGAGAGAAAGGACATCCCCATGGCAAACATGGACATCTTCGAGGGCGACGCCTTCAGCATCATCGAGCTCACCCAGGCTCTGGAAAACATCCCCTTCAAACCGGCGATCCTGTCGGGGGCGGGCCTCTTCGGCTCGCGCGGCGTGCGCCAACGCACCGTGATGATCGAAAGTCGCGATGGCACACTATCGTTGATCCCGTTCTCGGAGCGGGGTTCGGCTTATGAACAGCAGATCCCCGAGCGTCGCGACATGCGCGCGTTCGTGTGCCGCCAGTTCAAGAAGCAGGACGTGCTTTGGGCTTCAGAAGTCCAGGCCATCCGCGATTTCGGCTCTGAGACTGCGACCCAGCAGGTGCAGACCGAGGTGGCGCGCAAGATGGCGCGTCTGCGCAACGACGCAGAGGCCACCTTCGAGTTCCACCTGTTCAACGGCATCCAGGGCGTGGTGAAGGACCCAAAGGATGGGGCCACGGTCATCAATTACTATACCGAGTTCGGCATCACGCCTGCGGCCGAGGTCGACTTCGATCTCGACAATGCAAGCCCGGCGTCGGGCGCGCTTCGCAAGCGCTGTCAGGCGCTGATTGAAAGCGTCGAGGATAGTCTTGGCGGCTTGGCCGCAGGTCAGGTGCAGCTGCGCGCCGAATGCGGCTCGGCCTTCTTTGCCGATCTTGTTGCGCACAAGGAGGTGCGCGAGACCTATCTCAACACCGCTGCCGCCGCCGATCTGCGCGGCCGCGTCGGCGAAGAGGTCAGCTTTGGCGGCATCACCTTCCGCCGCTATCGGGGAGGCCTTGGCTTCGGCGTGCCGACCGATAAGGCGTATTTCTACCCTGAAGGTGTCGAGGGGCTCTTCGAGATTTACTACGCGCCGGCCGACACATTCGAGACGGTAAACACGCTGGGTCTGCCGCTCTATGCGCGCATGATCCCCGACCGCGACCGTGACGAATGGGTGCGCCTCGAGATCGAAAGCAACCCGCTGCCGATCTGCACCCGGCCGCAAGTCTTGCGCTCGGCAAAGCGGACCTGATGAATGCCTTCGCTGACGCCCTCAGGGTGCTCTTTCTCGATGCCAATCTCTCGGTCGAGATTTGGCATCGGGACAGCGAGGGGCAGTTCACCCGCGCGCGGGGCATCCTGCGCCGACCTGACGAGATCACCGAGTTCGGCGCGGCGCGGCTTCTTTCGGACAACACCCGTATCGATGTCCGGGTGGCGGATATCCCAGCACCTCGGCCGCAGGAGCAGATCCTGATCGGGGACGAAACCTTTCTGATCCAGGGCGAGCCGCGCCGTGACCGCGAGCGGCTCATTTGGACGATTGAACTGACCCCCGCATGAAATTGGGCCTCGACATCACACCCGACCTCGTCGCCGTGATGGCCGCCGAGATTAAAGCAGGCGAAAAGGCCGTCAGCGCCGCGATGCGGGAAGCCGGAACCGAACTGAAATCCGCTTGGCGCGGGCAGATCACCCAAGCGGGGCTTGGTCGGCGGCTAGCAAATTCGATCCGGAGCCAGACCTATCCAAAGGCTGGTGAAAGCCTGAAAGCCGCAGCGCTGGTCTGGTCGAAGGCCCCGGAGGTTGTCGGGGCGCATGACACGGGCCCGCTGATCCGCTCGAAGGATGGGTTCTGGCTGGCCATACCGACGGCGGCGGCCGGCAAAGGCCTGAAGGGTGGTCGCATCACACCGGGCGAATGGGAACGGCGGCGGGGGCTGCGGCTGCGATTTGTTTATCGGCGCCGGGGGCCAAGCCTCTTGGTGGCCGATGGGCGGTTGAACAGCCGTGGACTGGGCGTTGCATCGCGGTCGAAGACTGGGCGTGGCAAAACAACGGTGCCGATCTTCCTGCTGGTGCCGCAGGTGAAGCTGGCGAAACGGCTTGACTTGGCGCGGGATGCAGAGCGCGCGAAGGCGGCCGTGCCGGGGCTGATCGTGGCGAACTGGAAGTGAAGAGGAGGCGTCCGAACAGCGGGCTTCTTCAACGCATCATGCCAGTCGCCGCCAAGTCAGCTGCACATACATCCGAGTGAATCTGATTCAACCTCTGAAGCAGCTGACCGGCATTTGGTCGCCTTGCTGGATCGGCATTGAGGACCTGTCGGAATAGCGTGTCGAGCCGGGTGTTCGCCGCTCCAACGACTGGCCGGATATCCATTTCTATGTCGTCAGCTACCCCGTTGGCCGGGGGCTTCTGAGGGTTAAATCCGGTGATGGCTCGATACAAAACCAGCCCCAGTTGATAGATGTCGCTAGCAGGTGTGAGAGAGATTTTTTCTCCTCGCGCAATCCTCACAAGCTCCGGTGTCCGATAAAAGAAAGGCATTGCTGCATACGCATTAAACTCCTCAGATAGTTCATTGTCCTCACCCATTAGAACCTTGGCCAGCCCTAGGTCGCCAAGTTTTGCGGCGTGGCCGTCAACAAGAATATTTGCGGGTTTGATGTCTCTGTGAACAATAGGCTGATCGAGCGTATGTAGGTAGTTGACAGCAGAAGCCACGTTATAGGCGTAGCGGATGGCTTCAAGCCGCGAAATTTGAGTGGCGCCTCTACCAATCATTGCTTCGAGGTTTTGCGGCACGTAATCGACCACGGCAAATGGATATTCCCTATCTCCTGAAACATAAGTGCCTTCATCATACACCTTGAGAAGCGCAGGATGATTAAGGCTTCTGTAGTGTCGTATCTCATCGAGAAATCTATTCCGGCGTCGGTCATCGCTGATTTTGTGAAAGACCTTTAACGCAAACTGGATTCCTTGATTTGGGCCGGAGGTGCAAGTGACGAGAAAGGTCGTGCCATTGCCGCCCTTCCCAAGAAATTTCTGGTTCAAGTAGTAAGCACCATCGGCTCGAACCGACTGAAGGTGATTCAGAAAGAAATGATCAAAATGAGGTGCCGCTTCCACTTTTTCTTCAGCGCTCATGTCCTTCAAAACCTCCAGCGTTTCTGTCTGATCCCGAGACCGACATCTCTCTGAGCAGAACGTAGTGAAACTCCAGCCACGACTCCAGTGCAATGACTCATAAGGCGCGACATCGACCACAAGGCCAAGGGATCGAGATATGAGCCTCCGCGAAACCATCCTAACCGCGCTGTACGCGCGACTTTCGGCGCTGCCCGCAACCGCCCTGCGCGGCGAGGTGCTGCCCGAGCGTGTCCCGCCCGATGGCCTGCTGATCCTGCGCGACGGTGAGCCGGGAGAACCCGAAGTAACGCTGTCTCCGCTGACATACCACTACCAGCACCGGGCCGAGATCGAGGCCGTCGTCCAGGGCGCAAACCGCGATGTCGCTTTCGATGCCCTCTGCGCTGAGATCGGCGCAGTTTTTTCTGCCGACCGAACTTTGGGCGGGCTTTGCGACTGGATTGAGGCCGAAGCCCCGCAGCCTGTCGATCTGCCTGTCGAGGGCGCGGCAAGCCTGAAGGCGGCCGTGATCAGGGTGTCCCTGTTCTACTCCACAAGCGATCCGCTTGGATAAGCGCCAACTGGCCGTTCCCCGGCTAAGTGCGCTGTGCGTTGGGATTGTCCCCGAGGAGTAGAAGCAAAAGGCAGGCCAGGATTGGCGAGAACAGCAGGCTCAGGACGACCCAGCCAAAGGCACTACGGCCACGCTTCGTGGCCATTTCTGCAGGAAGCAGGATGTAGATCCACAGTACGATATAAAGGGCTGCCAGCCCGATGATGATGGCGAAAATCGTTTCAAACATGGCAGCTCCTCAAATGCGCGTGTGATCCTAACCCCGGGGGGAAACCCGGGTTCTGTGATGTCACGCGACGCCTCTAGCATTGTTTCCGGTACAGGAGAACACCATGGCACGAGCCCAGGGGGCGCGGGCGCAGATGGCGCTTGCGTTCGAGACGACGTATGGAACGCCGCCAGTGAGCGGCTACACCAAGATGCCTTTTGCCAGCACGACGCTTGGTGCAGAACAACCGCTGCAGACCTCGGAGCTTCTGGGATATGGCCGTGATCCGCAGGCCCCGATCAAGGATGCGGTAACGGCCGATGGCGACGTGGTCGTGCCTCTGGATGCCGAGGCCTTCGGCTTCTGGCTGAAGGCGGCTTTTGGCACCCCGACGACCACCGGCACAGGCCCCTATACCCATGAATTCCGCTCTGGAAACTGGGCGCTGCCGAGCTTCTCGGTTGAGACCGGCATGCCCGAAGTACCGCGCTTTGCGATGTATTCCGGCTGCATGGTGGATTCCTTGAGCTGGCAGATGGCGCGCTCAGGGCTGCTGACCGCGACGGTCAGCATCGCGGCACAAGGCGAGGCCATTGCGACGAGCACCGCTGCAGGAACGCCCGCCAATATCGTGCTGAAGCGCTTTGGCCACTTCAACGGGGCCATCACGCGTAACGGGGCCAATATCGGTAACGTTGTCTCTGCCGAACTTACTTATGCCAACAATCTCGACCGGATTGAGACGATCCGGGCGGATGGCAAGATCGATGGCGCGGATCCCTCGATAGCCGCGCTGACCGGCAATGTCGTCGTGCGCTTCGCCGATCAGACATTGGTGACCCAGGCCATCAATGGCGAGGCCTGCGAGTTGGAATTCTCCTACACGCTGCCCACCGGCGAGAGCCTGACCCTGACAGCCCATGCCGTTTATCTGCCGCGCCCCCGGATCGAAATCTCGGGCCCACAAGGTGTGCAGGCGACCTTTGACTGGCAGGCGGCCAGCGATCCGGTGGTGGGCCGGATGTGCACCGTGACCCTGACCAATGACCGCGAGGATTACTGATGCTGCGCCTGAACCTTTCCACTGAACCACGCTGGCTCGATCTTGGCCACGGAGTGCGACTTCTTGTAGAGCCGCTGACGACCGCCATCATGCTGGCCGCGCGGAGCGATCCAACGATCATCGCGGCGGCGGAAGCGGACCGCGCTTCATCCAATGATGATCTCGCGCGCATTGTCGCCAAAGCCGTCGCCCGAATTGTCGTGAAAGACTGGGACGGCGTCGGCAATGAAGATGGCCAGCCGCTCACTCTCACGGCCGAAGGCATCGACGCGCTTCTGGAACTCTGGCCGATCTTCGAGGCCTTTCAGACCAAATACATCGCGGGTGCGCTCATTCTGGACGCGGAAAAAAACGTCTGACCGCTCTCGCCGAGTGGGAATTCGGCGGGGGCGGTGAGTATTGCGCGGCCTGTTCGGGTGCATGCCCGGACTGCCCGGGCCGCCTCCATAAACCCGTGACCCTTGAGGGCTGGCAGGTCTGGGATCTGGTTCAACGCCTCGGCGGTCAGCTTCGGATTGCCGGCGGCATGAGCGGCGGTGGCGTTCTCGGCTGGGATATGGCTGCTGCCCTTCAGCTTGGGGCTGCGCTCGGGCTTTCGCCTCTCATACTCGCGGAACTCTTGCCACCCATCGAGGCGGTGATGGTGCGCAAGATCAACGAAACCCTGCAGGCCGGATCAGGCCTGACCTGACCTCGTTTCCATTGGGTACGAGGTGTTATCCCTTGAGGACGTCTTCCGATGGCAGAAAAGCGCGTTTCCGTCCGGCTTTCCGCGACTGGCGGGCGGCAGGTGCGTGCCGAATTGGAAGGTGTCGGCGAGGCTGGATCGCGCGGCTTCGGCCGTCTCAGCCGTGAGATGGATCAGGCCAATGCGCGCATGGCGGCTTTTGCCCGCCGGGCCCGGATTGCCGCCACCGCAGCCGCAACGGCCTTGGCCGGTGCCGTTGTCGCGATGACCCGGTCAACTGTTTCTGCTGCGAACGAAATCAACCAGCTTTCCCAGGTGGCCAATGCCACACCGGAGGTGTTCCAGCGCTGGTCGGCCGCCTCGGCCACGGTGGGGATCGAGCAGGAAAAACTCGCCGACATCCTGAAAGACGTGAACGATCGGGTGGGGGATTTCCTGCAGACGGGCGGTGGCCCGATGGCTGACTTTTTTGAGAACATTGCGCCCCGCGTCGGCGTCACTGCTGACCAGTTTGCGCGCCTCTCGGGGCCGGAAGCGCTACAACTCTATGTCTCGAGCCTCGAGCGCGCAGGTGTCAGCCAACAGGAGATGACCTTCTATCTCGAGGCCATGGCATCCGATGCCACGCGGCTCATTCCGCTTCTGCAAAACGGTGGGGCAGAGATGACCCGGCTCGGTGCGCAGGCGCAGGCGCTTGGAGCGGTGCTCGACGCCGATGCCATCGCCGCCATGCGCCGATCCGAGCTGGCCCTCGTGAGCATCGGGCAGGTCTTCACCGGCGTGCGCAACCGGATCGCCGTGGCGCTGGCGCCGACCTTGGAAGCCGCCGCGACGGCGTTTGACGCGTTGGCGTCTTCCACGAGCCCGATTGCCCAGGCCTTCGATGCCGTGCTGGCCAATCTCGACCGGCTGGCGGTCTACGCCGGAACCTTCGCCGCCTTCCTCGCCGGACGCTGGGTTGCTGCGATGGCGGCGGCTACCCTGTCGGTGCGCGGGCTCGCCACCACGCTGGTGGTTCTCAAAGGCGTGCTGATCCGCACCGGCATTGGCGCTCTGATCGTGGGGGCGGGGGAGCTCGTCTACTGGTTCACCCGTCTGACCGAGGGTGCCGGGGGCTTCGGAGAGACCATGCGGCTTCTGAAGGATGTTGTCGTCGAGGTCTGGGACCGGATCCAGCTCGGAGCAGCGGCGGCAGGGGCGCGGTCCGCGGCGATGTTTTATGACCTCAAATCCGATGCGGCCTCGGCCATGGCGTCGGCGATTGAAAGCGTGGTCGCCTTTGGCAATGTGGCGGCGAACACGTTTGAAGGGGCACTGCTGGCGGTCAGGGCGAGCTGGTCGCGCCTGCCGGAGGTAATCGGGGATCTGGCTTTTGTGGCCGCGAACCGGATGCTCGACGGGGTGGAGGCCATGCTGAACGGGGCGATCCGGCGCATCGATGCCTTTACGGGCCGGATCCGCGAGGCGCTGGCTGCCGTCGGGATTGAGACCACCTTTGGCGCGATCGGCGAGATCGATCTCGGCGATATAGCCAACCCGTTCGCCGGGGCCTCTGCCGAGGCCGGGACATCTGCCGCCGAGGCCTTCCGGCGGGCGTTTGAAGACACCCCGCTGACGGTTCCGGATCTGGGACTGGAGGGGATTGCTGCCGAGGCGCTGGCCACGGCCGGCCGGTTCCGGCAGGCGGCGGAGGATCTGATTGCCGCTGGAAAACTGCCGCTGGAAGCCTGGCAGGCGCTCAGGGAGGCGGTCACCGGGGCCGGCGGGGCGGGAACAGCTGCGCTTGATGCGGCGGCGGCCTCTGCCGACAAGGTGACCGGGGCGCTCGGGCGCGCAGGGGGAGCTGCAAAGGGGGCGAAGGCCGAGCTGACAGGGTTTGCCGCGGTTCAGAAAAGCCTGAGTGCGTATGCCAGGGACGCGATGAACTGGGGCAAGGGGCTGGGCGAGACGCTGGTCTCGGCCTTTCAGGGGGCGGAGACGGCGCTGCGGGGTTTTGTCGAAGGCGGCAAGCTCGACTTCCGGTCACTGATCCGCTCGATGATAGCCGATCTTGCGATGCTGGCGATCCGGCGCAATATCCTGGGCCCCCTTGCCACGGCACTTGTGGGCGTGTTTGGCGGGGGCGGGTCGGGGCTGGTGACAGCGGCGGTCTCGCATACGGGCGGGATGGCGGGGATGTCCGGGGTCACGCGGTCTGTGCCGGCGGCGGTCTTTGCCGGCGCCCCGCGTCTGCATGGCGGGGGCTGGGCCGGGCTGCGGCCGGACGAGGTGCCGACGATCCTGCAACGGGGCGAGCGGGTGCTCTCGCGCCGGGAGGTGGCGCAGGGCGCGGCTGCATCGGCCGGGGCGGTCGATGTGCGGGTCTGGGTGGATCAGGGCGGCAGCTGGCAGGCGGCGGTGGAGCGGATCAGCGGCACTGTTGCGGCCGGCGTGATGCAGGCGGGGCTCCGGCAGTATGATCGGGAGGTTCTGCCGGCGCGGGTCGGGGCGATCAGTGCCGATCCCCGGAGGGTGGGCTGATGGCGCTGAGTTATCCGCTCGACCGGGATGACTTTCTGGGCGTCTTGCGGATCCGGAGCTTCAGCCTGGAGCTGGGGGAGCGGATGGAGGTCTCAGGGCTGGCGGACGGGTCCGTGCTGCGCGATCAGCTGGGACCGCGGCTCTGGCGCGGGCGGGTGGAGCTGCACCCGGCACCGTTTGCCCAGGCCCGGGCCATGGCGGCACGGCTGGCGCTGTTGCAGGAGCCGGGGCGCAGCTTTCTGGCCTGGCCGGTAGATCAGGCCGGGCCGGCGCGGGACCCCAAGGGGACACTGCTGGGCGCGGCAGCCCCTCAGATTGCCAGCCTCGCGCCGGATGCGCGGGAATTGTCGCTCTCGGGCCTGCCTGCGGGCTATGAGCTGAGCTGCGGTGACGGGCTGAGCTTTCTCTATGGCAGCGATCCGGTGCGCCATGCTTTCCACCGCATTGTCACCGGGTCCGTTGTGGCCGACGGGACGGGAGCGACCTCTGAGTTCGAAGTGGTCCCGTCGCTGCGGGCCGGGGCTGCCATTGGCGCGCCGGTCACGCTGCTGCGCCCGGCCTTCAAGGCGGTGCTGCTGCCCGGCACGGTCACGGCGGGCAGTTCGGAACGCATGCGCACGGGCGGGGCGTCCTTCGAGTTCATTCAGACCCTCAGATAGGAGAGCCTTGTCATGCGGGCCATGACCTCACCGGTTCTTGCGCGGCTGGCGGCGCGCGAGGGGATTTGCGCGCGCGTGCTGCTCTGGGTGAAAGCCCGGGAGCGCGACAGCGGGGCTGAGGCCTGCCTCGGGCTCTGGTCGGGCGAGGATCATGCGGTCTTCGTGATCGGCGGGGAGAGCCGGAGCTATTTTGGCGCCGGCGGGCTGATCTCGATGCCGCCTCTGACCTCGGAGGTAGGACTGAACGTGCGCAGCCACCGGCTGGTGCTCTCGCCGCTGGCGCCGGAGGTGAGCCAGCTCATCCGTGGCTATGATCCGCGTCTCGCGCCTGTCGAGATCCATGTGGCCAGTTTTGATCCCGCCACCGGGGCGCTGCTGGCCGAGCCTGCGCGGGTGTTCCGGGGGGTGATCAACACGGTCACGGTGGAAACCCCGCCCGAGGGTGGCGAGGCGCGGGTCGAGCTGGAGCTGCTGAGCGCGGCCCAGGCGCTCACCCGCACGCTGGCTCTCAAGAAATCCGCGGAAACCCTGCGCCTGCGCGCGCCCGCAGATGGGTTCCGCCAGTATATCGCCGTCACCGGCGCTGTGGAGACGGTCTGGGGCGAGGCGCGCGCCACCCGGCCCGCGGACAGCTGACCCTGCGCGCATCACACGCCCTGACATTCCTCACTCTCGGAGAGATCCCGATGACCCGTTTGCCCGACTGGACCCCGCGCCTTGTGCGCTGGCTCGCCCTTGCTGCGCCGCGCCCCTTTGTGCCGGGCACGCATGATTGCGCGCTGTTTCTGGCGGGCGCGGTGGAAGCGATGACCGGGGTGGATTATGCCGCCTCCTACAGGGGGCGCTATACCACCCTGCGCGGGGGGCTGCGCATCCTGCGCCGGGACGGGTTTGCCGATCACATCGCGCTGGCTGCGCATCATCTGCCGGAGATCTCCCCGGCTGCGGCCCGCCCTGGGGACGGGGTAGTGGTGGAGACGCCGGATGGCCCGGCGCTGGGGCTGCATCAGGGCGAGGCGGTCTGGGTGCTGAGCCCCCAGCGTCTGGCGCTGGTCCCTGCCGAGCGGGTGATCCGCGCCTTCGGGGTCTGAGCCATGCCCCAGGTTGGTGCATTCTTTGCGGGCATGTTCTCGGCCGCAGCCCCGGCGATCGGGTCGGCCACGTTCGGGGCCTGGGCGGCAGGCGCAGGGGTGTCGGGCTTTCTCACCACGACGGTGCTGGGCCGGCTTCTGAGCACGGTGGCGCTGACGGCGCTGTCGCGCGCACTTGCTCCCAAACCCACGGTGCCGGGGATCCGGACGACGCAGACCCTGACCGGGGGCGTGACACCGGCGAGCTTCATTCTGGGGCGCTATGCCACCGAAGGCCAGCTGGTCTGCCCGCCGATGAGCCACGGGCGCGATGGCGGCACGCCGAATGCTTACCTGACCTATGTGATCGAGCTTGGGGATGTGCCGGGTCAGACCCTGGAAGGGGTCATCGTTGATGGCCGTGCCTGTGTGCCGGATCTGGACAATCCGCATGCGGATTACGGCTTTCCGCTGCCGGAGCTCAGTGAGAGCCGGACCCGGACGCAGGTGGTGGGCAGTGATCCGGTGGATGGCTATCCGATCTATGACGAGGTCACGACCGAGACTCCCACGGCCTGGGTTCGGTATTACGACGGCACGCAGGTCGCGGCCGATCCGATGCTGACGGACCGGTATGGCGATTATCCCGAACGGCCATGGACGGCGGACATGGTGGGGACGGGGATCTGCTATGCGATCCTGACCTTCCGGCTGGCCCGGGCGATCTACACGGGCTTTCCACAGGTGCGCTTCGTGCTGGGGGGCATTCCGCTTTATGATCCGCGCGCTGATGACACGGCCGGCGGCGCCGGTCCCCAGCGCCGGGAGGACCCCGCCACCTGGACCCCTTCTGAAAACCCCGCCGTGCAGGTCTACAATATCCTGCGGGGCATTGCCCTGCCGGGCGGTCATGTCTGGGGCGGGGATATGGCGGCGGAGGATCTGCCGGCCGGGAGCTGGTTTGCCGCGATGACGGCGGCGGATGCGCCGGTGGCGCTCGACGAGGAAGGTGCCAGCGAGCCGGCCTGGCGCAGTGCTTACGAGGTCTTTGTTGCCGATGAGCCGGCCGGGGTGATCGAGGAACTGCTCAAGCCCTGTTCGGGTCAGCTTGCGGAGATCGGGGGCGTGTGGAAGATCCGCCTCGGGGGACCGGGCCTTCCGGTCTTCTTCTTCAGCGATGCGGATGTGAACATCTCCGACAGCCAGCAGTTCGATCCCTTCCCGGCGCTGGCGGACACCTATAATGGTGTGCATGCGAGCTATCCCGATCCCGATGCGCTCTGGAACAGCGTCGATGCGCCGCCGCGTTATGATGCCGGCTCCGAGGCGGCCGACGGACACCGGCGCCTCATCGCCGATCTGAGCCTGCCGGCCTGTCCCTATGCCAATCAGGTGCAGCGGGTGATGCGGGCTTATCTTGAAGAAGAGCGGCGCATGCGGCGTCATGTTCTGACGCTGGCGCCCGAGGCCATTCCGCTCGAGCCGCTCGATGCGGTGGCCTGGAGCTCGGCGCGCAATGGCTATGAGGCGAAGATCTTCGAGGTGGTCACGATCGTCGATCCGCTGGTCACCTCGAAACCTCAGCTCAGTCTGCGCGAGCGCGATCCGGCCGATTATGACTGGCAGCCGGGGTTTGCGCTGCCGGTCAGCCTGCCGAGCCCGGCCACGGTGCCGGCGCGGCCCCTCAGTGTCGGTCTGTGGTCGGTGGCGCCGACCAGCCTGCGCGGCGCCGATGGCACGGCGCGTCGTCCCGGGCTCTTGCTGAGCTGGCAGGGGGCGGATCGCGATGAGGCGGCGGGCCTGCGCTACCGGGTGCGGCTGGCGGCCACGCAGGAGGTGGTGGCCACGGGCCAGACCGAGGATGCGGCCGAGGGGGCGCGGGTGATCTCGGAGGGAGTGCTGCCGGACACGGACTATCAGGTCCGGGTGGCCTGGGCCGCGCGGGACGGGCGCGAGTGCCTCTGGTCGGACTGGGCTGCGGTCACGACGCCCGACACGCGGCTGGCCCCGCCGGATCTCGATCCGGGCGTGCAGGGCGCGCTCAGCGATGCGGTCAGTGCGCGGGCCGATCTCGATGCGCTGACGGATGGCTATACCGGCACGCTGGCGGGGACGGTTGCGGGGTTTGACGGGGTGATTGCGGGTCTTGAGGCCACGCTGGCGTCTGTCTCGGGGGATCTGACGGATCTCTCCGGCGCCTATGGCGCGCTCACCACCGGTTTTGCCGGCACACTTTCGGCGGCCGTCGGGGATCTTGCCGCTCAGATCGGCGGGCTTGATCAGGCGGTGCTCGATGCGCGCGCCGAGGCCGCAGCGGCAATTGCGCCGCTTGGCGCAACCGTACCGCGCGCGCCATATACGAACTGGACCAGGGACAGCACGAACACGGCTGCGCCGGCCAGGCGGATTGCGCAGGATTCGTGGCGCTTCAAGGACGATGACGCTGTGTTTGGCGATTGTTGTGAGCTTGGCCCGACCAACACCACGATCGGCAACGCCTATCCTGCGGAGTTTGATCCGAACGCGATCTATCGTCTTGATGTGACGTTCCGCGTCACGGATGACGGAACGCTCGGAGGTGTGGACTGGCGCGTCGGCCTTACCACGTTCGATGGCGCCACCTGTCTTGAATCCAACACTCAGACAGCCACCGCGTCATCGACCGTCGCAGACGGTATTGTGCGCGCAGGCGTCTACATCTCGGCAGACCTGGCGAAGATGCAGGCGGCCGAGCTGGTGAACACGCTGCATGCCTCTCTGTCGGGCACCGCGAACAAGGCCTTTTTCCACTTCCGCGCAAACGTGTCTGGCAATACGGACGGTCTGGCGCGCGTGGCCTCCTTCGAGCTGCGCGACGTCACCACGGCCATAGACGCTGCGAACACGGTGCGCACGACCCTGGCGGCCAGCATTGACGGCGTCTCTTCGGATCTGAGCACGAACCATTACACGATTGCGGCGGCGAATAGCGCGATCGCGGCAGCAACGACCACGCTGAAGGCCGAGATGGAAGGGCCGACAGGGTCTGTCGGCACGCTCACTGCGTCTCTTGCGAGCGACTACTACACAAGCGCCCAGGTTGATGGCGAGATCAGTTCTGCCGTGTCTGCGGCACAAATGACGTTGCAGTCGATGATCGACGGCGTTTCCTCGAACCTGACCACGACCTATTACACCAGCGCTGAAACCGACAGCGCAATCGCGGGTCAGATCACCAGCTACAACGCCCAGCTGACCGACCCTGCCGGTGCGCTGGGTTCCCTGTCTGCCGATCTGACGAGCAATTACCTGACCAGCGCTGAGACCGGGGAGGCGATCGCCGTCGCCGTCCAGCGCCTGGCCGCGCGCTCTGAGCGGCGTATCATGGGCGCTGGTCTCTGTCTGCCCCAGATCTGCATGATCGCAGGCGTCTACGAGTTTGCTGCCTTTGAAGATGGCACGGTTGTCTACAAGAACGATGTTCCCGTTCTGACGCTGAACCGCGGCGATCTCCTGCCGCTGACCTGCGCGCGCGGCGACCGGTTCACCAGCGACAAGCCGTTCACGGGCTCGTTCTCGGCAAACCCCGGTTACGGCACGCAGCTTGTCTCGGAAGGCATGAGCGGCGTTCGGTTCTCGCACTCGTTCACCCGCGACACGCCCGTGACGACCACGATCTATCCACTGGCCTCGGGCAAGTATCGCTCTCGCATCAGCACCACCGACGATGCCGATCTGAGCGCGGCGTCCTGGATCGACATGACCGCCGGAACGCTGATCGACCTGGCGGACAGCACGACCGGCACGGTCTTCGTTCATATCGAGGCGACGGCCAGCATTCTGGTGCACCGCCGCGGTGGCGGGACGTCTGACGGCGAAGCCATCAGCCCGGCAGCCCCGGAGATCATGCTGCTCAATGACTGGCCGTCGATGATTGCACCGCCCGTCGGGGTGGTCGTTCAGAACTCCGGCGCCTATTATGCCTCCAGCGACGGGGAAACCCTGATCTGGGGCTTTGCAGCCGGCGACGGTGCTGGCAGCGACGCGGAAACACATATGCCGGTCGCGGCCTGTGGCGATGAATATTGCCTGGCCCAGACCGGGATCGCCGACTATTTCCTGGCCACGATGGACCAGCCTTCGGTGATCACCGTCACCGACCGGACCGGGACGATGATCGGTACACATGCGCTGGCGGCTTTCGATACGCTGCAGATCGGTCTGGAAAGCGGTGCGGGGGCTCAGATCAGTTCTGAGGGGCCGTTCTACTTCAGCGGCAGCGCACCGTTCTTTCTGCGTGCCAACAAAACCTCGGACGAGTTTGTCGCGGTGGGCTACCGGCGCGCCGCACGTCAGGAGGTGGAAAGTGCGGCATTGACGGGCGCGATCAATGATATCCGCAATCTTGAGACCAATGCGCTGACGGGTACGGCTTTTGCGACGATGTTGCAGGCGCTGCAGGTCGATGCGGCCGGCAATTCGGCCTTCGTGTCACTGTCCGGAACAGCGCTGGCCAATCTGGAGGGCTATCTGGCGGCCAGTGCATCGCTGACAGCGGAGCTCTCAGGTGGTCAGATCGCGGGGCTGCGCGCGACGGTCTATGACGGGGCCGGAGGGGCAAGTCCGGGTGCGCTTCTCGAGCTCATCGGGGATACGGTTATTGCACCGGGTACGATCTCGACGAGCCGTCTCGTGGTGTCGGATCTGACGAACTTTGCGGCCGGTTGCGACTTTGAAACCGATGCCGGCATTCCCTTCGATGTCGCGGCGGCCGGGTTCGTGCTGGACGACACGGTCTGTTATACCGGCGCACGGTCGCTCAGGATCAGTCATGCAGCGGTCACGGCGCCCTTCTACAACGACATGATCGTCTCCCCGGGCTCAGAGATCCATGCGGAGCTCCACGCCCGGAAATCCCCTGACTGGGATGGGGACGGGGCCAATGCGAAGCTGCGCTTTGGTAATAACACAACAGGTGCAAACAGCTATGTTGCGGCGATCCCGCTTGGGGCGGGAGACTTCAGTGCCGCTGACAGCTGGGAGCGCAAAACGCTGGTCGTCACCGTGCCGGCGGGCTGTACGCGCCTGAGCGTGAGCCTCATGTTCGCCAGTGCGGCGGCCAGTGCCGGCAGCATCTGGCTCGATGACATCGTCATCCGTCACAGAAACGGCGGTGAGCTCATCGTGGATGGCGCAATCACCGGGGATCATGTCGCAAGCCAGACGCTGAGCTCGGAGCATGTTCTGGCCGGGGGGATCTCTGCGGACAGGCTGGCGATCGGTATGGGCGGCAACCTGATCGAGGATCCGGTCTGGGCCACGGGGCTCGAGGGTGTTGGCAGCTGGACGGGAAATGCGGCGGTCGGTGCCGAAACCCAAGTCGGTCTGCGCGCGCCGGGGCAGTGGGCGGGGGTGAACTTCCCGACCATGATGATCTTCCAGAACGGTACGACGGTTGCGGATTATTACCTCTATCTCAAACGGGTAGGTGCGGGCTATGGCAATGGCCAGTGTTTCCCGGTTGAGCCCGGGCAATGGTATGATGGCAGTGCGCATGTCTCCACGCATCGCTGTGGTGGTCAGTTGCAGATCCGCTGGCGCGATGGCTCCGGCACCGATCTGGGTGGGCCTGCGAGCGTGGAGCTCAGCAACAATCTTGCGGGCTCTTCCGGCAATCCTGATGCATGGACGCGCTATGGCGTGAGGGGGCATGCGCCGTCGGGCGCGGTGATGGGGCAGGTCGTGCTGCGCAAATACGGCACCAATCCGGGGGAGGCGAACAGCTACGTCTTTGTGCACAAACCGATGCTGGCGCAGACCCATGCCCATGCCACGGCCTCGCCACCCTGGTCCCCCGGCGGTCAGACCACGATTGCCGGGGATCAGATCCGCACCGGGGCGATCCGGTCCGCCAACTTCGTCTCAGGCGTGGCGGGCTGGAGCATCGACACCGTCGGCAATGCCGAGTTCAACAGCCTGATTACCCGTGGCGCGCTGATCGATGGCGCCGCCTCGGACGGGGGCGCGATCGTGGCTCATGCCGGCGGTGTGGTCGCGGTGCAGAATACCGTGGCGGCGGTTCTGGCCACGGGCCCGCTGCAGCACGGGCAGCTCTGGCAGATCGGCGTGATGTCGGAATACCGGCGCCATTCAAGCTACAGCTACGAGGCCAAGACCACCGTGACGGTGAACGTGGAAACGCGGTTCCGGGTGCAGACGCGCGTGAAGAGCGCAGGGGTCTGGTCGGGCTGGGCCACGGAGTTCACCGCCCCTTACAGCTCGGGCCCGGTCTGGACGTCGGACAATTACCTCTTCAGCCGGATGGGAAGTTTTGAAGATATGGAAATCCGGCTGCTTTGCGAGCTCTCGGCCACGCCGGATCCGGCCACTCCGGGCCAGAGCAATATCCGCAATGCCTCGGTCTTTGCCCGGGCGCTGGAGCGTTAGACATGCCTGTCTTCGTCAAACTCGATGCGGCCGGTCTGGTGACCGGGGTGCTGCGCCATGCGGCGCGCCCGGGGCCGGACTGGCTGGAAGTGGTGCCGGCCCGGGATCAGGAGGTCCCGGCGCAGGTGGTGATGCAGGCCGATGGGGTGGAGGTTCTCGAGGAGGCGCATGTGCTGGCCTTCGTGGCCCCGCCCGGAACGATCGGGCTGCGGGATGGGCCTGCCGGTCTGGTGCGCCTGTCGCGCATGCGTGCTGAGGGCGACGAGCTGGTGTCCCGGCCACTTCCCGGCGTGCTGACCGAAGAGGCGGGGGGCTGGCGGATCACCGAGCTGCCTCAGGGCGCTCAGGTCGAGATCCATGATCTGAGCGGCGGCGAGGTGCTGGCGCGGGTCATGCCGGAGGGGGGCGGGGCGGAGGTCAGCTTCTCTCTGACAGATCCCGGGCGCTACGCGGTCGAGATCACGGCACCGGCGCCCTACCTGCCGGTCACCCATCTGATGGAGGTTCCCTGACATGCTGATCCTGTCCCGGTCCGGGCAAAGCAAGGCGCGCGAGCTTGAGCACCATGCCAGCGCGGGCATTGCCGCGATCAATGCGGCCGTGGATCAGGCGCGGCGGCGCTACATCACCCCGATTGCCGGTCAGGACATGATCTACCGGGAAAAACAGGCCGAGGCGGAGCGCTTCCTGACGCTGGATCCGGTGCCCGATGCAGAGAGCCTCGATCCGGGGGTGTTTCCCTTCATCGCGGCCGAAAGCCATGCCACGGGGCAGACACCTCAGGAGGTCGCGGTCCTCTTTGAGCGTTTGGCGGCCGAGTGGCGCCAGCTCGGCGCCCAGATGGAGGCGCTGCGCATCGGGGCCATCGCGCGGGTGCGGGCCGCCGCAAGCCCTGCGGACATCGAGGCTGCGGTTGCGGAGGTCGCGGCGCTTTTGGAGGGGTTGTCATGATCACGATTGAGGCTTTCGATCTGGCCGGTTTGCGGTTGCGCTGGCCGGACATCGCCCGGCTGCAACAGGACGTGCCACACGAGCAGGACTTGCATTACCTCGCGGATCTGGCCGGTCGTGGCGCCCGGGCGGTTCTCGCGCGGCAGGGCTGGCGCATTGTCGGCAGCTATCTGCATCTGCCGGCCACAGAGGTGCCGGCTCTGGCTGGAGATGCGGAGCTTGTTGCGGAACTTGCCATGCTGGAGATCGGGCTCGGGGAACTGAGCGTGGCCACGCATATCTATGTTGATGGCGCGGTTCGGGGGCAGGGGCTCTCGCTTCGCCTGGCTGCGGCGCGGGCCCTTGATGCGCAGGCCCGTGGCATGACCCATGGCGTGCTTTTTGCCGCCCAGACCGCCGAGATCCGGAGCTGGGCCGGGCGCTGGCCGGGGATCCTCACGACCGGTGTGGCGGACGCAGATGGCCGGGCGATCTGCCTTGTGCCGCTCGACGGGCTGCGCGGGGCGGCAACGCCACAGAGCTCTCACGCATAGAAGGACAGGAAACATGTTGGACAGGATCGAGGACGCGCTCTTCTGGGCGGTCAGTTCTCTTGTGGGGGCGATTGCCTCGGGCACGCTCTGGCTCATCCGGCGGGTGATCACCAATCAGAAGCAGATCGAATTGCTGCAGGCCGAGCTCAGCACCAGAGAAAAGCAGCGCGATGAGGATCGCGAGCGCATGGCCAAGATCGAATCCGGTGTCGAGCGGATCGAGGGCGTGCTCATGAAACGGGGAGCAGACAGATGAGATTTTACAGAAAAGCCGGGCTGGGTCTTGCCAGCGCGGCGGTGCTGGCCGCCGCCATTCCCGGTGTCCGTCATTGGGAGGGGCGCAGCCTGCGCGCCTATCAGGATATCGTCGGGGTCTGGACCATCTGTGACGGGGTCACCGACGGGGTGAAGCCCGGTGATCTGGCCACCCCGGCGGATTGCGACGCGCGGCTGATGCAGGAGCTGCGCAGCCATGCCGAGGGGCTCTCGGCCTGTATCGACGATCCGCTCGTGGCGCAGATCCCGCGCCAGACTGCGGCAGCTCTTCTTTCCTGGACCTATAATGTCGGGGTTGGCGCTGCCTGCGGCTCAACCCTGGTGCGGTATCTGAATGCCGGGAACTGGGCCCGGGTCTGTCCCGAGCTCTCGCGCTGGACCCGGGCCGGCGGGCGGGTCATCCGCGGGCTCGTCAACCGCCGCGCCGCCGAACGCGCCGATTGCGAGGCCGGACTGCATGAGGCGGGGCTGATATGATCGGACGGTTCGCCCTGCCGGTGCTGGTTGGGGTGCTGGGGGCGGCCCTCGGCTGGGGAGCGCTCCTGCATAGTGAGAACCAGAGGCTCGTTCGTCAGATAGCCGTGCTCGACGGGCAGCTCTCAGGTTGTCAGGCCCGCACCCGCAACATCACAGAGGACAAACAAAGCGATGCGACTGTTGCTGATCCCCGCACTTACCACGTGCCTGAGCGCTGGCTCCTGCCTGACCCCGACGCCGCCCGCGATTGAGGCGGCGCTCTTCTGCGATGTCGAAGAACCCCGGCGGTTTACCCAGGCCGAGATCGACTGGCGCAGTGAAAACGCGCCGTGGAACCTCGCGCGGGACTTCAGGACCAACCTCAGTTGGGAACGGGAGTGTGGGGGCGCGAAGTAATCCTCCCGGGGCGCGGTCTTCGCCAAATCCTGGGTCAACGAGTTTGCGTTCGATATCGGGAAATGGCCGCCAGCTGGCATGTGACAGGTGAGGTACCCCTAGTTTCCTAGACACCTGCCTTTTTCAGTTTGCGCTGTCTTTCTTCGAAGTCAATCGGGGACAGCAAGCCGTTGTTGGCGGTTGAGGTTTCAATTTAGCCTTTCAAAGCTGAAACAAATATTTTCGATGCCAAGCCAGGCGCTTTCTGACTTCATCATTCATACGGGTAAGACGCATATGGTTACCAATTCCGGATGAAATCCGATCCCTCTCACTCAGTTTTCCGGAAATCAGAATTCTGCCGTCATCTTCGAACGTGACGAGGCCAGCATCAAAGGCAGCATCCAAGGTCGCCACGAGCAGAAGGCCGTTATGCACATTAAGGCGCTCTTCATCGCTTTCGCAGGTGGCCCATGGAATAATATGGCTTGCTCGTAGAAGGGTTGGGTTCTGAACCCCTGTAACAGCACAAGATTTTTCCCAGTAATCCATGAGGGCAGAGCGGAACACGTTTTGCCCGATGCGTTCTTTGCGCAGGCGCTCTACCTCGGTTGTAGAGGGTTCCTCTTTCAGCAGTCTCTCGAACTCTGCCAAGGGTTCATTGGGCAAAGAGCGGGCAAGAGACCATATCCGCCCTATGATGCGGAAGAGATCGCTTGAGCTTGGGGCAACAAAGCAATCAAAACCCTCATGTGCATAGGGGGCTATCTGCAGTTCGTCTGAAAGTTCGCTGCCAACTCCTCGATGGGATGTGCCAACCAGATATCGCCCTTCAGCGTCTGAAGACAGCACAAGGCGTGTTGGAACCGCATGCGCTTGAAACACCAGCCAGCCATCGCTTTCGCCAAGCGGAATCGAAAACCCTTGGTCGAGGGCTGATTTCTCAAGTCGGTTGCGAAGGCTGAGGTCCAT